AATGAGTCGGCCATCATCAAGCGCGACTGGTGGCAGTGGTGGGAGGAAGACGACCCGCCGCAGTGCGAGTTCATCTTGCAGTCGTGGGATACGGCGTTCGAGAAGACGCAGCGGGCTGACTATTCAGCGGGCACGACGTGGGGGATTTTCAGTAATCCCAAGGACGGTAACAGGCCCAACATCATCCTGCTCAATACGTACAAGAAGCGTGTTGAGTTTCCTGAGCTGAAGAAGGACGTGCTCTCGGAGTACAAAGAATACGAGCCTGATGCGCTGATTGTCGAGAAGAAAGCCTCCGGGGCGCCGCTGATCTACGACTTGCGGGCGATGGGTGTCCCGGTTCAGGAGTTCACGCCGAGTAAGGGCCAAGACAAAATTGCCCGTTTGAACGCAGTCTCCGACATAATTGCATCTGGTAAGGTGTGGGTTCCTCGCACGCGTTGGGCCGAGGAGTTGGTCGATGAGATTGCCGAGTTTCCCAACGGAGAGCATGATGACTTGGTGGACGCCACCACGCTGGCGTTGATGCGGTTCAGGCAAGGCGGGCTGTTGCGTCTACCCACAGACGAGCCCGAAGAGATTCAGTGGTTCAAGAGTCACCGCAAAGAGCGGTTCTACACAGTGTAAGGAGCCATCATGGCGATTGACAAAGGTTTGTACGCAGCACCCCTTGGGATCATGGAAGAGGCTGGTCCTCCCATCGAGATTGAGATCGAGGACCCCGAAGAGGTACGCATCGGTGTAGGTGACATTGAGATTGATCTCAAGCCGCGCAAAGAGACAGCCGAGGACTTCGATGCCAACCTTGCGGAGTACATGGACTCCAGTGAGTTGGACTCCTTGGGCTCAGAGCTTGTGGAGGACTTCGACAAGGACATTCAGGATCGCAAGGACTGGATGCAGACTTTCGTTGAGGGGCTCAAGCTATTGGGCCTGAAGTACGAAGAGCGTACTGAGCCGTGGAATGGTGCGTGTGGTGTGTTCCACCCCATGCTCGCGGAGTCTGTGGTGCGGTTTCAGAGCGAAGGTATCACCGAGACGTTCCCTGCCGCAGGGCCTGTCAAGACCACGATCATTGGCAAAGACACTCCCGAGGTGGAAGAAGCAGCAGCGCGGGTGCGCGACGACATGAACTATCAGTTGACTGAAGTGATGGTCGAGTATCGCCCCGAGCATGAGAAGCTGCTGTGGAATCTGCCGATTGCTGGCAGCGCGTTCAAGAAGGTGTACTACGACCCGAGCCTTGGGCGGCAGGTGGCGATGTTCATTCCCGCCGAAGATATCGTGGTGCCCTACGGCGCGTCAAGTATTGAGAAGGCTGAGCGGGTCACGCATGTGATGCGCAAGACTAAGAACGATATCACTAAACTGATGGAGGCCGGGTTCTATATTGACGTGGACCTCGGGGAACCGTCGCATCAGCTCGATGACATTGAGAAGCAGAAAGCCGAAGAGACCGGCATGTCTGCGATACAGGATGATCGGTTCCGCATCCTTGAGATGCACGTTGATCTTGACCTGCCCGGGTTTGAGCATAAGAATAAAAAGGGTGACCCCACTGGGATTGCACTGCCGTATGTGATCACAATTGAAAAGGGCACCAGCAAGATTCTGGCGATTCGCCGCAATTGGTATGAAGATGACCAACTCCACCTCAAACGGCAGCACTTCGTCCACTACCAATACATCCCCGGATTCGGGTTCTATGGCTATGGGCTTATCCATCTCATTGGAGGTTACGCTAAGTCCGCTACCATGCTCATCCGTCAACTGGTTGATGCGGGCACTCTCTCGAATCTCCCCGGAGGACTTAAATCACGGGGCCTTCGGGTTAAAGGTGATGACACTCCCATCGCGCCGGGAGAGTTCAGGGATGTAGACGTACCGTCCGGTTCGATCCGCGACAACATCCTGCCCCTGCCGTACAAAGAGCCGTCTCAGGTTCTCTACACGCTGTTCAATCAGATCGTGACGGAGGGCCGTCAGTTCGCTTCTGCTGGCGACATGAGCGTCAGTGATATGTCGGCCAACGCCCCCGTCGGCACGACTCTGGCTCTGCTAGAGCGCCAGCTCAAAGTGATGGGCGCTGTTCAGGCGCGGATGCACTTCTCGATGAAGCAGGAGTTCAAGCTCCTCAAGGTCATCATTGCAGACTATACGCCCGAGGAGTACGACTACGAGCCGGTCGATGGTTCGCGCAAGGCCAAGAAGTCTGACTACGACATGGTCGATGTCATCCCGGTGAGCGACCCCAACGCCGCCACGATGGCTCAGAAGATCGTGCAGTATCAGGCGGTCTTCCAGCTTGCGCAGGGAGCGCCGCAGCTCTACAACATGCCGCTGCTTCATAGGCAGATGATCGAGGTGCTGGGCATCAAGAACGCGGCCAAGCTCGTGCCGATTGAAGACGACGCGGTGCCGACTGATCCGGTCACTGAGAATCAGAACCTGCTGACGCAAAAGCCGGTCAAGGCGTTTATTGAGCAGAACCATCAGGCCCACATTCAGGTCCACATGGCTGCTATCCAGAACCCGAAGATTCAGCAGATCATTCAGGGCAACCCGATGGCGCAGCAGATTTTTGCTTCTGCGATGGCTCACATCAACGAGCACGTTGCCATGGAGTATCGCCGTCAGATCGAAGAGGCGATGGGTATGGTGCTGCCCGGTGAGGAGGCCAACAAACAGGTACCTCAAGAAATGGCAGATCAGATTGCCATCAAAGCAGCACAGGCGTCTCAGATGCTGCTCCAGCGTGACCAGCAGGAGGCACAGCAGGCCGCAGCCCAACAGCAGATGCAGGACCCGGTGGTCCAGATGCAGATGCAAGAGTTGCAGTTGAAGATGAAAGACCTTGAACTCAAGGCGAAGAAGCAGGCCACGGATGCCGCAGCTAAAGCTGATCAGCTTGAGATCGAGATGGCACGGATTGCTGCGCAGAAAGAGATTGCTGCTATGCAGATCGCGGCAAAACAAGAGGTCGACGGCGTCAAGATCGGGGCGCAGATCGCCAAAGATCGAGTGCAGATGAGTCGGCCACAACGCCAACCTGAGAGGAGTAAATCCTAATGTCAGATGAAATCCGAGTGCTTGCACTCGTGCAGAAAGAGATTGACAAGTACCGGCAGGAGCAAGTTGCCTTTCTTGCTGCAAGCCGTGCCGACACGTACGACGAGTACAAAAAAGTCTGTGGAGTGATCCGGGGTCTTAACTACGCAGATCATGTGATTGAGGACCTCGTGCGAAGGATTACAAATGAGTGAAGTACTTAACCCTGCATTGGCAGTTGATCTGTCAAAGGTGCTTAACAAGTCTGCTGAGCAAAAAGCCAAGCAGCTCCCTGAACCCAAGACGTATCACATGCTTTGTGTCGTCCCTGAGGCGATGGAGGAATATCAAGACAGTGAAGTTGGGCTGCTCAAGGACTCCAAGACCATGTATTACGAGGAGGTTTTGACCCCCGTTCTGTTTGTGGTCAAACTTGGACCTGACTGCTTCAAAGATAAAACCCGCTTCCCCAGTGGGCCGTCCTGTGGAGAGGGTGACTTTGTCATCGTCCGCCCCAATTCAGGCACTCGTCTGAAGATTCATGGCCGAGAGTTCCGCATCATCAACGATGAGTCGGTCGAAGCCGTTGTAGAAGACCCGCGTGGGATCACCCGCGCTGCATAAGGAGTGACAAATGGCAACGCAACAATTTGAAGAGTTTGAGTTTCCTGACGAATCGGAGCAAAAGGCGAAATTTAAAGCCGACAAAGCTGATGATTCCGATATAAAAATTGAAATTGAAGATGACACTCCTCCGGCTGACCGTGGGCGTAAGCCCATGAAGGAGCCCGTTGAGGAGCCCACCGAAGACGAATTGGCGTCTTACGACGAGAAAGTTCAAGCCCGTATCAAGAAGTTCACCCGTGGATACCACGATGAGCGTCGGGCTAAGGAAGAGGCCCTGCGCGAGCGCGAGGCTGCGGAACACTTTGCCAAGCAGGTGTACGAGGAGAATAAGCGCCTGAAAGAGCAACTTTCTACTGGTAGCAAGGCGTACATTGAGACCTCAAAAGGCGCTGCACAAGCGGAACTTGAAGCGGCCAAAGAGAAGTACCGCAAGGCGTATGACGCGGGCGACGCGGATGCCATCATCACGGCCCAAGAGGCAATCGCTAAAGCCACCGTGAAGTTGGACAAGGCCGAGACGCTTAGGCCGATTGAAATTGAAGAAAAAGAAGAATTCAAACCCGCCAAGGCAGAACCTGCTGCCCCCAAAGTCAGCCCCCGGACCAAACGGTGGGTGGAAGACAACAGCGATTGGTTTGGCGCGGACGAAGAAATGACGATGGCTGCAATGGGTATTGACAAGAAGTTGCAGCGCGAGTATGGTGCGGACTATGTAGGTACGGAAGAGTACTTTAAGACTGTTGACCGCACCATGCGCAAAAGATTTCCTGAGTACTTTAATACTCAGAGCCAAGAGGATGATGACCCGCCTCCGCGAAAGAGGTCAGCCCCGGTACAGGAGGACGATGATGAACCTCCGCGCCGTGCTTCAAAACCCGCGACTGTGGTGGCTCCGGCTTCTCGCAGTTCGTCGCCTAGTCGTATTCGACTGAAGTCATCCGAAGCGAACATAGCTCGTCGTCTTGGGGTGCCCTTAGAACAATATGCTAAACAGGCTGCTTTACTTAACAGAGGTGAATAATGGAACAGCAAGAGCAAATGGCGTCCCAAGGTCGTCAAAATCGTATGCCCCGCGCAATGGAGTCTCGTTCGGCCACTGCTCGCCCTCAGGCGTGGCGTGCCCCGGAGATTCTTCCTCAGCCGGATGATCGTCCGGGCTGGAAGCATCGCTACGTTCGCGTAAGCATTCAAGGCACCGCTGATCCCAGCAACATCTCTAGTAAGTTGCGAGAGGGATATGAACCCTGCAAAGCAGAGGAATATCCTGAACTCATGATGCACGCCGCTACTGAGGGCCGCTTCAAAGGCGGTATCGAAGTAGGTGGTCTGTTGCTTTGCCGTATTCCAACTGAGTTTTTGCAGCAACGTATGCAACATTACGAGCGCCAGAACAAGGCTCAGATTGATTCGGTGGACAACAGTTTCCTTCGTGAAAATGATCCTCGGATGCAGAAGTTCACTGAACGAAGCTCCAAGGTCACTTTCGGTTCTGGTTCTTAAATCTAGGAGTCTTCAATGGCTTATCCCACCATCGACAAGCCGTATGGCTTGAAGCCGATCAATCTGATCGGTGGTCAGGTGTTCGCCGGACAAACTCGCCAATACCAGATTGACCCCGCCGGGTTCGCTGGTAACATCTTTTATGGAGATGTGGTGAAGCTTGTTTCGACGGGCTACATCGAAAAAGATACTGGGCAGGCAACCGCCACGCCTCTAGGTATCTTCCAAGGCTGTTCTTACGTTAACGCGCAAGGCCAGACCATTTTTGCTCAGTACTACCCCACCGGGTACGCTGCGCCCACCGGTACCGTTATCACTGCGTATGTGCAAGATGACCCCGATCTGCTGTTCAAGGCAGTTCTGGTCTCTGGCCAAACCGAAGGTGGCAACGGCCTCACCCCGACCTACCTAAGCCGTAGTGTCATTGGCACGAATGCTGAATTGGTGCAAAACACTGGCGTGACCGCCACCGGCGACAGCCGCATCGGTCTGTACGCCACGACCAGCGCCACCACGGCAACCCTGCCGATCCGCATCATTGATGTGGTTCCCGATACCGCCAACTCGTCTGGTGACTTTGTGGAAGTGATTTGCAAGTGGAACGCTCCGTACGTGGTCTCTACGTCCACGACCACCGAGCCGACCCCGGGCACCTTCACCACCACGACCACCAGCACTGTGACTGGCGGTCATCAGTACCTCAACCCCGTTGGCGTCTAAGGAGTAAATCATGGCTATTTCACGCGCACAACTGCTGAAAGAGCTGCTCCCTGGCCTGAACGCCTTGTTCGGGATGGAGTACGCTCGCTATGGCGAAGAGCACAAGGAAATCTACGAGACCGAGACTTCCGAGCGTTCGTTTGAAGAGGAAACCAAGCTGTCTGGCTTCTCCGCCGCTCCGGTGAAGAACGAGGGCAGTGCGATTGCCTATGACAACGCGCAAGAGGCTTGGAGCACTCGTTACACCCACGAAACCATCGCTCTGGGTTTCTCGATCACCGAAGAGGCGATTGAGGACAACCTGTATGACAGCCTGTCGGCTCGTTATACCAAGGCGCTGGCTCGTGCCATGGCCTACACCAAACAGGTGAAAGCCGCCGCTGTGTTGAACAACGGTTTCTCCAACACCTACCCCGGTGGTGATGGCGTCTCCCTGTTCAACGCAAACCATCCGCTGGTGTCGGGTGGCGTCAACAGCAACACTCCCGGTACTCAGGTTGACCTGAACGAGACTTCCTTGGAAGCCGCCGTTATTCAGATCGCCGGTTGGACCGACGAGCGTGGCTTGCTGATCGCTGCCAAGCCCAAGAAGATGATTGTTCCCCCGGCCCTGATGTTCACCGCCAAGCGCCTGCTTGACACCGAACTGCGGGTCGCAACTGCTGATAACGATATCAACGCTATCAAGCAGATGGGTGCAATCCCTGAGGGTTACACGGTCAACCACTTCTTGACCGATCCCAACGCTTGGTTCCTGACCACTGACGTTCCCAACGGCATGAAGCACTTTGTGCGTACCCCGTTGCAGAACTCTATGGACGGCGACTTTGACACCGGCAACGTCCGGTACAAGGCTCGTGAGCGTTACTCGTTCGGCTGGTCTGACCCGCTGGGCATGTGGGGCTCGTCAGGTTCGACCTGATGAAAACCTAGGAAAGGGGCCTTGTGCCCCTTTTCTTTTTCCTGTATATTGGCCACATTCCGGGGTCCCCGGCGTTTCTGACAGTCCCGGCTGACGACATGCAGACAGAGCGCCCAAACGAACACTCGCATGTGAGGAATCATGGCACGTACTACGTTCAACGGCCCAGTCGCTTCTCAAAACGGCTTCATCTCGGGCCATCAAGTCACCACCGCTAACGCAATCAACGCCACGGCGACCGCCACGGCTGCTCAGGTTGCATCTGGCTACATCACTTCCACTTCGGTTGCTGGCACCAATATTACGTTGCCCACCGGCACTGATCTGGGCACGTTCTTGGGCGCGACTCAGGGCACCACACTTGATCTGTACATTGACAACACCGCTGGCGCAAGTTCCGTGGCTGTGGTCGCCAATACCAATGCAGTGCTATCTACTGCTGGTGTGGACTCAGCTGGCTCTTTTGGTGATCTGTCGGTCGCATCTGGTGCCACTGGTATTGGCCGCTTCACCATCATGTTCTCAAGCCCCACTGCGTACGTATTTACTCGTACCGCTTGATAGGAGCGCATCATGACGATGCAATATGACGTAAAAGCCGCGTACACGGAATCCGATGCGGCGATGGTCGCGTATCCGGTACGAATCAAAGGCGCATATGTGTCTGTGACGGCTGGCGGGGTTGACCCCATCATCTTTTACGACAACGCTTCTGCTGCGTCCGGCACTATTCTGCTCAAGCTGGGTGTGACTGCTGCTGGGTGTCACACAGTAGTGATCCCCGGAGAAGGCATTCGTGCAACCAATGGCGTTTATTGCGACACCGGCAGTTCCGCTGCGGTGACTTTGTTCTATGGCTAAAACCCCAGCATGGCAGCGCAAGGAAGGCAAGAACCCCAAAGGCGGACTCAACGCCAAGGGGCGAGCCTCCTACAACAAAGCCAATCCGGGCAAGCCGGGCCTCAAGCCCCCGCAGCCCCAAGGCGGAGCACGCCGCGACTCTTTTTGTGCCCGTATGGAAGGTATGAAGAAGAAGCTGACCGGCGAGAAAGCCAAAAAGGACCCGAACAGTCGTATCAACAAGAGCCTGCGGGCGTGGAATTGTAT